GGTGCAGTTGCTTCGCCCCACTCAATCGTTAATTTAACTGACGATGCTGAACTGTTCACCGCATAAATCCAAACTTCATCAAGAGTTGTTGCTGTAGCCGAACCTGTATGGATAGTTGTGCCAGCCGTAGCGGTAGCAGCCACTTTGATTGACTTGCCATCTGTGCTACCTGAAAGAATCTTCTTAGTAAATGTTGCCATTGTTTTCCTTTAACTGAATACTTGTGAACCCATAACTAACTGATCGGAGTCGCCTGCGACACCGCCTGAAACTTCTGCCCACGCACTACCGTCATAGAAATATAGTGTGTCATCGGCTTCAATGTATGCGAACTGTCCTTCAGCCAAAACTTTCTCACCAGCACCACCGAACGCTGCATCACGAGTAACAGTAGTTGCGAACACAGGGATTCCTGTGCCTGCGCTAATATTCATATTCGCTGCGGTCAAAACCTCTGCTGCTGCGAACAACGGAACTTTGATCTGAGTGTTTGCCATAGTCGCCTAGTGTATATCAGGCAAGAGCGTTTGTGCTATCTAGGACACCAAATACTGCGTCATCAAGAATCAACTGATACAAAATCTCGGTGTTAAACAAGCCGACAGTAACCCGATGCTCACCAGCCGTAATCAAATGGGTCAGCCGTTCCACCGCATAAAACTCGGTAACAGAAAGAGGCGAACCAGTTGTGTAGGTTCGGGTCACAGTAACAACATCTTGAAGTTCAAGAGCGTTTATAGCGTTACGGTTCGGTGCTGACATAGCCGAAACGACTAGCCCTAGATCATCAAAGCGATACTGTGGCTCGGCATATAAAGCCACTAAATAGTTCGCCAAAGTTAATGCTTCGCTATCTGACTCAAGCAACAAATCAGGTAGCGAATAGGTAGTTATTCCGAACTCTGTTTGCGAAGCAGCATCGTTAGCGATCTGAACTGTGCCACCTTGAATCGTTGCCTGAACACGGTTGTAAAGAAACTCTTGCCCATAAATAACCTCTAACGCTGTGTAGGGAATGTTTGTGCCAGCGTCAGAGAACTCGGCTGCGATAGTCGCAAACGAAGCATCAAGACGATCAGTGAAAGTCAGATCACCGTTCGCAGCAATAAAGCAAGCACCCTGTTCACTTGTAGCGATCTGCTGCAGATAAGTTAAAGCGTTCGTGTTTGCATCTATCTGATACGCACCTAATGTTGCTAACCCTGTAGAGATATTGCGTGTAGTTAGAGGGTAATCAATTTCAGGCAAATCCAAAAGATAATTAACTCGTGCGCCCGACAATTCAACCGAAGGCGTAACATCAGCCTCAACAACCGTGTTCGCCAACAACACAAAATCATCTGCTGCCGTAATCGTGACCGTGCTTAAGTTGTAATCATAAACAACATCTATATCGGTGATACGACCCGTAAACAGATAATTTGAACCTGAAGTGATCGTAACTTTACGGCGTGGCACAACACCAGAACGCCCAGCAACAGTATCCCAATAAGGCGAATCCTCGTTAATCGGGTCAAAGCGTCTATCGTTATTGACTAATTTGATAGCGCATTGTCCTGCGTTAAATTGTGCGAACTGATCTTGTCTGCCACGAGTAATAGAAACTTCTTGACAGTATTCGGTAATGTCCACGCCTTCAAGATTGCCGTCAAGAACAAACTCAGTGTTATCTAAAACGCCTGCTTCGGCATCGTCAAGCACAAAGAAGTTAGTGATGAAACCTACTTCAGCGAGAACAGTAATCTGCTCGCCTGATGCGAGAGTGGTAGCCATTTATGCCACCGTCAAAGGCAAAGCACCGTTCGTTCGCTCGTAACGCTTCAAAGCGTTCACGATCTGTGTGCCGATATCTTTACCGTCAGCACCCATACCAGCCGTAACTTGAATGTTGTAAGTGCTACCCATAGAACCTAAACGGTCAAGAGGAATGATCGCCTCTGCGCCTGCTTCACCGACAAGACCGAGCATCGCTTTAGTGACAACACCACCATTAGCGAACACGCCGATACCGCCACCCAACAATTCTTCAAGCGTAGGAACACGAATGTTTTTCAGATCTTCAAAAGTTATTTCACCGAAACCAAAATCAACACCCGTGCCACCACTAGCACCACCACCGCCCGTAGCGAAATCAGGTATAACAACACCTGTACCAGCAGCAGCGTCAGCCTGCGCTTTCGCTTTCTTAGAAATCTTTAAGCCAGCCTCATAACGATCTTTTTCAGCCTCGCTTAGTTTCTCTACAGCCTCAGCCTGACGCTCATAGGCTTCGGTTCGTGCATCAATAGCATCACGCTGAGCCTTTTCAGCATCAAGCAACTCTTTCAACGCATCTTTATAAGCATCACTGCCTTCTTTCGCACCATTAACAACCTCGTCAAGTTTCTCTTGAGCAGCAGTCAAAGCCTCAACAGAATCACGCTGAGAATCAGTAGCGTCAGCAACAGACAATTTCGCTTCAGCCAATCTGATCTCGGCTTCACGAATCATCTGTGGCGTTGATTCAGGGTCTTTACGAACATCAATCAAATCTTCTTCTGCTTTTTTAACAGCAAAAATTGCTTGCTCTAAACCGTATTTTGCTCGCTCAGCAGAACGCTCAGCCTTTGATCTTTCTTTCTCGGCATCTTTCGCTTCTTTAGATTCTCTGCCATAACCTTTAGTGATTAGGTTGAAACGCTTTTGTGCTTCTGTTAAGGCTTTCGTTTTCTCTAACAGGCTCTTGTTTGATTCATCTACGCCCTTGTTTGCTTCACGCAACGAACGCTGAGCCTGCGTAACGCCTTTGATTGCGTCAGTGTATTTCTCTAACGCTTTTTTGGCTTTCTCAATAGCCGATTCACCGCCACCACCTCCACCAGAAGGAGGCGTGAATGTAGGTGGTGTGAATACTGGTGCAGTGCCTTGACGCTCAGCATTTTTTACTGATTGAATCTGACCCAACAATTTAGATACTTCTTTGCTGGTTTTATTTGCCGATGTGCTTATGCGCCCAAACTCAACTTCACTTGTGTAAGAAAGTTCAGTTAATCCAGCACCAAATAAGTTTGCTGCTTTAATCATTATGTTGATAGCAGTAACAAACTTATTTCGGACATTAATAAAATAATTAACAAACTCCTCAACTATTGAAATAGCAAAATTGATTACAGAATGAACTACTTTGCGGAATCCTTCAAACTTTAGATATGCAGCAACAACCGCAACACCTAAAGCAATAATGCCAGCCACAACTATGCCGATTGGATTACTAAACAAAGCAACATTAAAAAGAGTCTGCGAGATCGTGGCAGCAATCGCAATTAGACGCAAAGCCGTAAACGCTGCGACTAAACCGAGAATAATGTTTGTGAACTTGCCACCATTCTCAATAACATCTAAAAACTTGCCACCAAGAAACTTCAAACCAGCACCAATACCTCGTTCACCTACGATCTCAGCAAACTCTGTCATCACAGGCATAATTGAGTTTTGAACAACACCTAACAAAGTTTTGTAAACAGGAATCAACGCCGTGCCAAGCGTTGCTTTAAGATCATCAAATTGTGCTTTTAATGTTTTTTGTGTATTCGCTACACCATCGGAAGTTCTCGCATAATCACCTTGAGCAAGACTGGTATCTTTCAGAATCAGCGCATAAGCAGCCTGCGTCTTAGCATTAATATCTAAATTGCCTTTGCCGTTATATAAACCAAGATTCATCGCCTCTTGCTTCAAACGAACATCATTAATCGCTACACCAAATCGTTTCAATGGTTCTGTTTCACCCGAAAGACCTGATCGCAACGCTTGGATAGCATCTTCAACGCTCGTGTTATTAAACGAAGCAAGATCGCCAGCCAACTGAACAAGGGTTGTGGACATCTCTACTGCTTGTGGTTGAGCGACACCGAACGCCTGTAACAAGTTTCCGTAAGTGCCTGTCGCTTCTAACGCAGCCTGCTTAGATATACCCATTGACTTCGCAGCCGTTGAAGCGAAATCGGTTACTGCTTTAGATGATTGACCGAAAACTACATTAACTTTTGATTGTGATTCTTCTAGATCGGAAGCAGCGTCAATAAGTTGTTTGCCTATAACTCCAGCAACAACACCAGCGACAGCACCGAACTTCGCTACATTTTTTATGCCATTAGTAACAGCCTTGTCAAAAGTGCGTAAACCGAAAGTTGCTTTATTGCCTGCACCTTCAAGTTTCTTGAAGTCGCTGATTGCTTTTTTTATGCCTTTAGAGTCAAAATCAGAGACTATATTTACGCCAACTGCCATAGTGATACCTTACTTTTGATTGCTCATAATTGCTTTAGTTGTATAAGCATCAACCTGTTTAATAACTTCTAAAATGTCTGCTTCAATCATTCCTTCGTTTGCTTTGATTGCACCGTACAATATACGAGAACGACCACCATCACCTGTTGATTTGATTCGTTTATGTTTGTCAAGATTTGCAATAAACTTTTGACCTGCTGTAGCACTAGCACCTCTAGCACCAGCAGTTACCGAACCAGCAATATCATATACCGAACCGCCAGCGTCATCTTGTTGAATACGCAAGATCACACTTGCTCTAGTGCCTCCACGGATAGAACCTGAACCTGCTTTGGGTTTCACATTTGCTTTTGCTTTAGAACCTAAATATGGGGGCAGGCGTGAT